GTGGTTTTAATATATCTAGGTTTCTTAAATCAATTCCTGAAGTTGAATGTATTTTTTTAATTTTAATACTAAAATTTTTTTCTGAATTTTTTATAAATATGTCTTGAAGAGTTTTATCTTGAATTAAATCATATCTATCCCCATAATAATTCTCTTTAGTTTTTTCTGTAGTGCCTTCAAAATATCTAGGTGTAAATTGTAATCTATTAGTTACGTGGTTTTGCACTTTCTTTAATAGATCCTCTTCAAAAAAATTATCTATGATGCTAATCATTGGTTATTTTCACTCTTTCATTCTCTATAAATCTGTTATATAAGCTACTATATGCTACAAAAATTAAAATTCAAGCCTGGCTTTAACAAACAAGACACAGAATCTGGCGCTGAAGGGCAATGGACAGATGGTGATTTTGTAAGATTTAGATACGGATTACCGGAAAAAATAGGTGGATGGTCTCAACTTACAGCTGCATCTTTAACTCTACCTGGAGTAGCTAGAAGACAACATGCTTTTACTTCTTTTGCTGGAGAAAAATATACAGCTATTGGAACGTCACAAGGTTTATTTTTATATTACGGAAATGATTTTTTTGACATTACTCCTTTAGATACCGCAATTACAGGATGCACTATAACAACTGTTAATGGTTCAAATACTATAACTATAAATAAAGGATCTCATGGTTTAGCCAAAGGAAGGTACGTGACTTTATCCTCAGTGACAGTGACAGGTGCTTCTGATTATACGGCAGCAGAATTAGAAAAAGTTTATGAAATACAAACAACTCCAGATATAGACAAGTTTACTATACTAGCTTCTAGAAATGAAGGAGGCTCAGGTATGACTGCAGCGGGCGCCGCAACTGTTAATCCTTATATTAATGTTGGTCCTACTTTTCAAACTGCAGGTTATGGATGGGGAACATCTACTTGGGGTGATTCTACATGGGGAACTGAAAGTGCAACTAGTGATGTGATTCTGGATCCAGGCAACTGGAGCCTAGATAACTTTGGTGAAGTATTAGTTGCAACTATATTTAATGGTAAAACTTTTACTTGGAATGCAGGTGCATCAGGACCTAGAAGTCTTAGAGCCTCTCAAACAACAAGTAATTTTCAGACAACAAACAATCCAACAGCCACAAGAATTTCAATTGTATCAGATAGAGATAGACATGTATTTCATTTAGGTACAGAAACAACTATAGGTGATCCTACTACACAAGACCCTATGTTTGTAAGATTTTCTAATCAAGAAGATTTAAATACATATGCACCAACAGCTACTAACACTGCAGGTACATTTAGATTAGATACTGGTAATGAAATTAGAGCGGCCATACAAGGTAAAGATTATATTTTTGTATCAACTGATTTAGCTGCATACGTAATTCAATTTGTTGGTCCACCTTTTACATTTAGTGTTAGACAAGTTGGTACTAACTGTGGATGTATTGGTCAACATGCTATGTCTTATGCAAATGGTGCAGTATGGTGGATGTCAGCAGAGGGTGGTTTTTTTGTTTATGATGGTACTGTTAAAGCTTTGCCATCACTAGTAGAAGATTTTGTATTTAGCACGGATGGAAATAATCTAGGCATTAATTTAGATTCAAGAGATGTAATTTATTCATCTCCTAATACTTTGTACACAGAAATAAATTGGTTTTATCCAAAAGACGGATCTAGTCAAGTTGATAGATGTGTAACATATAATTATTCAGAAAATGTTTGGACAACTTCATCATTAGCTAGAACTACATATCAAGACCAAGGGGTATTTAATGCTCCTTATGCAACAGAATATACTTCAACATTAACACCTGTATTTCCTGATATATTAGGTATTACCAATTTATATGGGGCTAGTGTTTACTATGCTCATGAAGTAGGAACTGATCAAGTTAACAGTTCAGGTTCAACTTCTATTAATGCATTTATTAGATCTGGAGATTGGGATATTACATCAAGAACAAGTGGATTAGGTGTTCAAACAGGAGTTGCTGATTATAGAGGTGATGGCGAGTTTTTTATGTCTGTAAAACGATTTATACCTGATTTTAAATATCAAACAGGTAATGCTCAGGTAACTTTATTTGTAAGCAGCTATCCCGATGATGTAGCGGTTAGCTCACCACTTGGACCCTTTACAATAACATCTTCTACTGATAAAGTAGATACAAGAGCTAGAGGCAGATTAGTCTCTGTACAAATTGAAAATACTGCAGTAGGTGAATCATGGAGATATGGTACACTTAGATTAGATGCACAACCGGATGGAAGAAGATAATGGCATATTTAGGTAATGGTATATATGATTTACTAGATGTAGTAAGAGCTTCTGCTAATCCTCAGATTACTTATGAGGGGCTTTATCAAGATCCACCTAGAGATGATACTACTTATTACGATGGAGATTTAAAAAAATATCCTTATGGTTTAACTAATGAATATGGGACTCAAGCATTTACGTCATCTGCTTTTCCACAAAGAAGACTCGGTGAATATTTTACTCCAAGGGTAGGAATTTCTCCTACATCAGGAATCATGAGTGTAGATAATATACCTACAAATTTAAATAGCTTACCTACAAACATGGGTGTTGCTAATGAAGCTGATGTTGATGAAGAAATTATTGAAGAAAATAAAACTAAAAAAAGTGGAATAGAAAGATTATTTGAAACAATAATGGGTATTAAAAATAATATTCCTTTAACAAGTTTTCTCCCTCAATTAAATTTTTCAGGTAATCCAACTCAAAGATTTACTCCAGGTTTTAATTACAGAGGATTAAATGAATCTATGATTAATGATGCTTTTGATCCTGTTACCGGCACTACAAGATTTGATAGAGCTGTACCTGGTTCATTTAGATCTTTTAGAACTTTAAAAGATTATTTTGATTCTAAAAAAAATAAAGCACCTACATTACACCTACACCTACACCTACACCTGGTGATGGTGATGGAGGAGGATTTACTTCTCAAGATGCAGCAAGAGAAGAATATGGAGCAGCGGGTCAATACAGATAATGGCTAAAATAACTAATTATATACCTGAACCAAAAGAGGATTATGATGTAGATAATCAAAGACAGATTATGGAATCTTTAAATACAATGAAACAACAACTTAATTTTTCTTTTCAACAAGATTTAAAAAACGAACAAGATACGTTTAATTACTTTTTATCATGACAATACAATATAAGAGTGAATCATTTGATTTAACTACTACCAATTTAACTACAGTATTAACTATATCTACCTCAGCTGTAGCGATTGTAAAAACTGTACAAGCTAGCCACATGGATGCATCAAATGTAGATGCTGATTTATATTTAAAAAAATCTGGAGGCAGTAATGTAGAAGTAGGTCATGCGCAGCTTAATAAAAGTATGACAAATATGCTTGTAAATACCTTGAATTTAGAAGCAGGGGATGTTATAAAGATGCAAGCGGATACAGCAAATGAGATAACTGGTTTTGTTAGTTATGCGCTTATAAACAGAGAGAATGAAAACGGATAATATACATAAGATCGATTGTACAACTATAACAATTTATAGAAATACAAAGACAGGTGAGACTTCTAAAGAAAAAATAGAAGGTCCTGATATTGTAACAGATATTACAGTGCAGGTATCACCGAAAGGTTTAGATGTATTCCAGAAAGTAATGAACAATGATAATAAGAAACCAAAGTCCTAAAGGCGGAACAGAACTACAATTCAACTATTTAGAAAAATATGTTGATAAAAAATTACTAGATCAAGTACAGATTACAACATCTGTGCCGGAAAAAATTCCATTACATCCAACAAAGATAAATATACTTTGGCAAAAAAATTCATACGATCAACCTAACTTAGCTCCTTGGTTTCAAGATAAAAATAATCATCACAAATACGATTGGTATGTATTTAATTCACATTGGACATTTGAAAAATTTAGAGTGTTATTTGATTTACCATTAGAAAAATGTTTAGTAATTAAAAATGGTGTAGAAAAAATACAAAAAGCAAAACCTTATGAACCAGATAAACCTATTAAAATAATTCATCAAAATACACCTTGGAGAGGATTATCTGTCTTACTTGGTGCAATGCAATTGGTTAAGAATCCATTAATTACTTTAGATGTTTATTCATCAACCGAAGTATATGGTAAAAGATTTTTTGATCAAAATGATCATGAGTTTAAAGAGCTATACGAACAAGCAGAAAAATTACCTAATGTAAATTATATTGGTTACAAGCCTAATAGTTATATTAAAGATAATATGCATAAATATAATATGTATGTATATCCAAGTATTTTTGAAGAAACATCTTGTATATCTTTGTTAGAATGTATGGCAGGTGGCCTGTATTGTATTACAACAAATCTTGGTGCNTTGTTTGAAACAGGTGCAGAGTTCCCAATGTATATTCCGTATGATAATAATCATAGAAGACTTGCAATGAAATTTGCTTCTGCAATAGAGGCTTCAGTAAATATATTACATGAACCAATGATACATAAACATTTAGAAACTCAATCTGATTATGTCAATGCTTATTATAATTGGAATAAAATAGGTACGTCTTGGACAAGATTTTTAACAGGAGCAATTAATGTCAAATCCAAATAAACCTATTTGGTTTACAGAAGATAAAAAAACAGAAGCTAATAATGATACCTATCAGGCTGTTAAAACTAATAAAGTTGAAGGTGATACAAATGTTGTAGAAATAAATGTAGGGGGTGCAAATGGTAGATCACCATATAAAATTATGGTATGTACACCTTGTCATAGTGATGTAACTATGCATTATTGTCAAGCTGTTTTAAAGTTTCAAATGGAATGTTTGCAAAGAAACATACTAGTAAGTTTTACTTTATTAAAATCTTCTTTAGTTACACAAGGTAGAAATTTAAGCGTAGCAGAATTTTTAAATCATAAAGATAAGTATACGCATTTATTATTTATAGATTCAGATATTGATTTTGATTTTTCTACTATTGAAAAAATGTTAAAAGCTGACAAAGATGTTATTGCATGTCCTTATCCAATGAAAATGATGGATTGGAATAAAATATGGAGAAGAGTTAACAACAAAGAAGACGCTATTACCTCTGCAGAAGACATGGCAAGAGCCGGTTTTACTTACCCAATTAAGGTAGAGGACCAATACAATATTGTATCTGAAAAAGGTATTATAGAAGTAACTCATGCTCCTACTGGATGTATGTTAATTAAAAGACATGTTATTGAAGATATGATTAAGAATTACCCTGAGTTAGAGATATATCAACCTACCTATATTAATGGAGAAGAAGAAAGAAAAGAAAACTTTTATAACTTTTTTGATACTTGGCATGATCTTAAAACTAAAAGATACTTTGGTGAAGACTTTGGTTTTTGTCAAAAATGGCGAGATATGGGAGGTAAAGTTCATATATATGTAATGGACACTATTACTCACGTTGGAGAGTTCTTATATCGTGGTCGTTTCTTTGATGATTTATATCAAGGTACACGTCCTGCTAAGCTTGCCAAACCCCTTGACGAAGATAAAAAAATCAAATAAACTATTATATTACAGGATTTCTACGCCTGCTCAACAGTATAAAAATATTTAAATTATGGCAATATCAAGAATGCAACAACCCAGACAACAATACGGATTAGGAAGTATAGTTAAATCAGCTAAAAAAGCTGTTAAAGGTGTAACTAAAGGAGTTTCAAATGTACTTAAATCTGACGCTGGTAAATTAGGTTTACTTGCTTTAGGTGGTTTTGGATTAGCTGACAAAGGACCATTAAGTTTTTTAAGTAGGTTTTAATCCAATATCTTCATTTAGCGATATGGGTCCAGTAGGTAAGTTTGGAACTGTTGCAGCAGCAGGAGTAGGATTAACAGCTCTATTAGGTGCAGCCGAAGAAGGTGATGCAGAAGCAGTTGCAGCTACACAAGATGTGGGATCATTAAGAAAATACTTAGCATCTTATTATTCTAATTTAGGATACACAGCAGATCAGATAGCAGAAAATGTAGAGAGAGATACTTCTGAATATACACAAGATATGGCTAGAGGAATGGCTAGTGGTGGTCGTATTGGTTATGCTATGGGTACAGAAGACAAAGTAGAAATGGCTGCAGGTATAGAAGGACTTCCAATTAATGTTAATCCTAAAGGTATTAAAGAATTAGATCTTAGAGAAACAGGTGGATTTATTGCACCAGTTGGTGTAAAAGAAAAAGCAGATGACATCCCTGCAATGTTATCAAACAATGAATTT